GTGTATTTACTGAAACCGGCAATAATCTGATCAAGTGAAAGAGACTTTACAAGACCAAATACTTGGTTTTCTAACTCTCTTACTTTTTCACCAACAAAAGAAAATCTATTTGCAAGTGACTGGAGATTATCACCTATCTTACCAAGATTTGAAGCGCTTGACGCTGATAAATTATCGAAACTCAGACTGCTCTTTAATTTATCCAGAGATGACATGCTCGTCGATATACCTTTTTCAAACTGAGCATTATCAAAGCGCATCTCTACAACTTTTTGATCAATTGTTGTACTCATTAGGTATTAACCTCCCTCCATAAATCGTCGGCCATATTTTGAAAGATTGGTTTTAATGCTGGGTTTATATAATCTATACCCTCAACATATCCACCATTACCTGTTCCATGCCCGTATTGTATTAATATTGCTACCGGTGTTCCACTAGTAGTAAGTTTTGAGTTCTTAAATTCAATAGTAGCTGAATCCTTTCCTCTAACTATCTCATAGTACCAACTAGAAGCCGTTTCTCCGGTATCTCTAGGAGTAGCAGACTTAAGGGCGGCAACTCCAGCTTGGCCATATTTATCCAAATTGCTTTTGTGAACTATGCCTTTACACTTTTCAAAAAAATTATTTAAGTTAGAGAAGTCACCCTTTTGTCTGAACGTTATCATTTAAAACCTCTTAGCCTTTAGAATGAAGTCTTTGTCTTCTTGCTGCATTAAGTGCTGCATTTCTACTCATCAATTGCCTTTGACTCATCTTTTTAGGCGGACGATTCTTTCTGTTACATACCTCAATCAATGTCAGCAATCTATTAAGGTGCCATTTTTGACATTCAAAAGGTATGTTAAGAGCTATCATCCAATAATAAATCAACTCGGATGTTATAGTTTCTCTGTTAGTTGATTTTTGAGCATTAGGATCATCATAGAATTTAGTGGCCGTATGAGGATCATCTATATAATCTTTTATATCCTTTATGTTTTCAGAACTTAATGCTAAATATACATTAGGATCAACATTTTGTGTTAATGTCATGCACTTTATATAGTCAAGAATCTCCTCGTTTGTTTTTTCATTCTTTTTTAAGAATGCTTTATGCCATTTCGATTCCCATTTTGAAAGAGAAACTAGAGAATGCTCTAAATGCAGAGTGGTAGCTTTAGTATTAATAAATACTTTATTTCTTTCATCCCAGAATTCACCACTAGGAACATCGATCTCTAGCATAATATTACTCCTTAGGAATTAGGATTTGCGTTCTGTACGGTCTGTTCTATTAATTCTGTTTTTACAGCTTTAGAATTCAATTCTTTTCTCTGATCGTCACTTAACGGAAGAACTCTGGAAATAAATTCCACAGCTGAATCTGTATTTGTACAAAGTTCCATAAATAAAACAGAGTATGCGGGACTGTGCTCAAATCTATTTGAGATTTCTTCTGATTTATCGAAGTATCTTCCATCCGGAGACTTTATGCCGTAACTCTTATGAATAAACTCTTTGAATGTCTTCATTATTACGGCACCATCCTTAGAATCTACAATCCTTTTGAGCATTTCACCATATCCACCGGCTTCTCCAACTTCTAATTCAACTACTTCGGACTGCTCAATATTAAAATAGAAATCTTCTTTTCTTTCCTGACCATTATAATCGGTATAAGTTATAGTCTTTTTATACATTTGGTAAATCTCCTTTCAAAAATAAAGGGGGCTCAATTAAGAACCCCCTCGTAAATTCGTCAACCGTTTCCAGGGCTAAAAATTGTAAGCAACTGAGCAATTGTAGGAATCGTCGGCGGAGCCTCTGTTGTTCCATAAAGCTTAGCTTCAAGAGCCTTCATCTTAGTATCATTATTAACCTTTGTGCTATCAATTGTGATACAAGCAGTAGGCTTATAACCAGTAACCTCAATAGGTGTTGTACTGATTTCCCATGAGAATGTGATAGCCTCAGGGGAATCATTGATTGTACCATAACCCTTTTCTGTAGGAGCTGCTGTACAACCATAAATAAGATGGATCTTGTAACCATGATCATTACCATCAGTATCATTACCAATCTTAGTTCTATAAGCAAGAGCAAATGTCTTTCTCTTCTGCTGGCCAATAGCTACACCTGTTGCAATCTCTGCTGAGCCATCACACTCTGCGAATTCATCAGGGTATGTGTAAGCCTCAACAGTAGCACCAAACTCTTCATTAGAAATGAGGTTAAGATACTTAATGTTATCAGCATAAAGAGGTGTAGGTTCTGCACCAGAAGGGCTCTCTGATACGTTTGTAAGACCATTCCAGGCAACACCGTTACCATACCAACTAGTTTCTGAATCGTATACGTAGAGAACGCCTCTGTCGACGCCTGTTTCATAAATGCGCTTTCCTGTGTCGTCCCAAGTTAAGGGAGTATATGAGGGAGTGGGATCTGGCATAATTTATTCCTCCTAATAGTATAAAGTATAATTATAGTGATTTAGATTATCTGCTGTATAGAATCTATTAAAACGACAAAAATCCAATTTTGCGAATTTAAATATCATCGGGTCATCTGGACTTTCGGTTATAAAAGTAATCTCATAAGCAACATCTTGTAGATAAGAAATATTATCAGCTCGTGTATTATCTATACTTGCCAGTTTATACACTATAGCCGGATAATTCATATGAATTGACGCCGGTGGTTGGAAGTATACATTTCTGCTACCAAGTAATTCCTCTAGGAAACTCTGTAACTCGAGTCTAGTTTTAGCCATTGTATACTCCTCCCAGCGACAAAATTAAACGAGGGTACGAAACTTGGACACTGGATATCTTAAGCTTTATACCCTCGTATACGACGTATCGTATAGCATAGAAATTTTTTACGGCAAATGGGTCGGCGACAATACTAATCTCATTCTCGAGTTTAACATTATCATTTAATTGCTCTGCACTCTGGAGTCTATCCAGGTTTCTGCTTATATCACCACAATATTCGTGTTCTTCAATAACGTCTTTCCAAACACCAGGGGTAATTTCTGTAGGAATAGCATATCCTACTGCACCAAACCATTTAGCCATTTTGAATTTCTCCTATATCAAGCGTCTGCTACAGCGGCAAGAGAAGCAATATCTGCGCTAGTAGCTGTTGTTCCATTAGGCGTAATATAGTAAACAGAACCTACAGAAGAAGACTCTGCATACTTAATCGGCTTAACAAACTCAGCATCACCAAGCTGAATGAGAGCACCCTTAATGAATGCCTCCTTGAGCTCACTAGTCGTGAACTGCTTTGTGCACTCAGCATCCTTGTAAGCCTTTGCCTGACCATTCTTCTTGTAGATGATTACTGCAACTACGTGAAGATCCTTTGCATCCTGCATAATCTTAGTCATTTTTGTATCCTCCAATTAAATTAGTTTCCAGCCTGAAGAACAATTGCTGAGTAAGGTCTTGTAAGAGCACCAGACATCTGTTCCTCCATGAGGTACTTCTGCTGGTTGTAGTCGATATCGAAATCATCGAAGAAAGACTTCTTACCAGCGTTCTTCTGACCAACATTGTAGTCCTTAAGATCTACGAGTACACCATAGAAACCCTCAGGGCAGATACCAGCAGGAACCTTAACGATTCTGTTGATACCCATAGCTGTAGCGAGCTCGTTGATTGTCTTGTAGAGTCTATGACCGAACTGGTCTTCCATGAGAAGCATCTTAGAAACCTGCTTCTGCTCAAAGAAACCTGTAATGTTACCAGATCCACGATAATCATCCTGAGCAAGAACTGCTGCTGTGATAATTGCGTGCTCTGTAGACTCACCCTGTTCAGGTGTAACATCATACTTGATTGTATAGAGATCCTCATCAGAAATTACAGGAATGATGCAAGATTCATCAACCTTATCATCATCACCAGCTGAACGACCATCACCAAAGATGAATGCTCTAGCCTTTTCCTCGTCGAACTTAACGTTCATCTCAGACTTAACCCACGGAATGATATCGAAGTCTGCGTCAATGATGTCCTGACGGTCAAACTTCTGCTTCTTGTAGATCATTGTAGGGGATACTGTTCTCTTAAGGAGCTTGAATACTTCTTCCTTCTTATACTTACCCTTGATATAACCCTTAGCTCTTGCCTCGTCTGCTGTGATGTCTGCAAACTGCATTCTTACCTTAGCGAAAGGTGTATGATGAACACCACCCATTACAACGGAAACCCAATCACTGGGCTCATTGTTGATCCACTGAGGTCTATCATAGATATCCTTCTCTTCAGTATTGATAAAATCAATATTCTCAATACCATACTCTGCAGCATGAGCAAGATATGCTTCTTTAAGTGAACCCATCTTTCTACCTTCACTCATGATGTTATTCATTGCATCATGAACAAGTACTTCGTCGTTCTGATTGTCGTTGTCAAACAAATTGTGCTTCACGTCTTCGTCTCCTTCATCTGTGTCTGATTTACCATTCTTCTTCTCTAATGCCAATCCAACAAGAGCGTAAGTAACCTTCTTCTGCTCTTCATTCATAGTATCGAGAACATCACCAATTGTCTTCTTTTCACCATCTGCCATGTCTTTCTTCTCCTTTTCATCTGGCTTATTGGATTCTTTTGGTTCTTCTTTTGGTGTTTCTTTCTTCTCATCATCTGAATGAGAGAGTTCAAGATTCTCACCTGTATAAATTACTGCTTCGCCATCAGTAGAGTCACTGTGTGAAACAACTTCGTCAATGAATGCACCAGGATTTGCTCCCGCATGCACCAAACTGACTTCTCTAATCATGCCATGCATAACATTAGATCCATTCTGTTTAAGCTGATTGGCATAAATAGACAGAGAAACAATGTCGCCATGCTGAACCAAAGCTTTAGCTATAGCACCGCTCTCTGTGTCATTGAAATTGCAATACGCATAAACACCTTCATCACGATTTTCAAGCAACGCGTGACCAAGAACATTGCTGGGATCATTATGCTGATGATTCCATACAAGCGGTACGGTCTTTCCATCGTCTTCAATGAAAGCGTCCTTCATGATTGTTCTACCATCAGAACACTTAAGATTATTCTTAGTAGCCCAACCGCAAAAGTCGTACTTCATTTACTTTGTTTCCTCCTCTTCATTGTTTTCTGTCTGTTCGGCCATATCTTCTACAGGGTTAGTAGCTTGATTGAGATTCTTATTTCGGAGTTCGTCCGCCGCAGGATCTTTAGACGGTTTCATTCCGATAGCTTGACGAATTTCATTCGAAGACATAATCTCGTTTCTTGTCATCTTATCCGCAATTTCAGCTAATTCCTTTACAGGAACCAACTTGAACGGATCTCTAAATGACATAACAGACTGACCTTCTGACCGAGCAGTTTTTGTTAAAAACTTTCGTTTTATCTCGTCAACAACAGCCGAGACGATAGGTTCGATTGTTCGGTTATAGTAGTTAAGCATTGTTTCTTCGTTAGCAGAACCATCAAGAATCTCCTGATTGATACCCAACTGGCTATAGAGCATACTCGTCAAATATTCAATCTGTTTCATCAAGTTGTTTTCTACTCCACGATTCAACTGGGTAATTCGCTCAGTACCATCGGTATAAGCAATACCATACTTTGAACCACTTAACTGATCTTCTATGTCTTTTCGCCTTGCTTCGGCTTGCTGTCTTCTTGCTTCCGATTTTATTACATACGGAAGTTGAATAATGAGATCCAATTTTCCAGAACCACTCTGTTCATCTATTGCATCCAAAATATTAAGTTTACGAATCAATCGCTGCATTATTGAATTCGGCTGATTAATGACAGCATATAACGGATTTTCAACAATAGCGGCTATTCTTTTAGGAATAATTTTCTGCTCATGTTTTCCATTTGCTTCGTTGTAAACGTCAATCTTTATATATTCTGGATACCACTCGACTATTTTAGCAACTCTCATCGTTAAAATATCTATTGTTGATGTTGTATGCGGATCAATTTTTGTATCTATTGGAACTATAGCTATACAGCCTTCATCCAATAATGACAAAAATATATCTTGTCTAAACGCTCTTCCATTTTGGTCTAGATTGGCTTCAACATTCAAACAATTATTTAGCCCCGAATCGCGGGTGTCTATATATCGACCTTCTTTGTCTAATTGAACATGTTTTATTTCTATTTGTGCAGCATCCATAGATATACGATTGTACACAGAAGTAATAATTGTTCTTTCTGTTCCCCGCGATAATTGAGTTCTGTCAGGCCTATAAGATGAACCCATTCCGTAGTAATAGGAGTTTTTTATTGTCTCTCGACCAGTGAATAAATTCCAAGCACTTTTTATCCTGGAAAACACTGTATCTTTTTCCATTTTGAAATATTCCTCCTATTTGATGTTTGGGTTTTATCCCTTATTATGACATATCGCCTCTTCTAGAAGCTTTACCCATACTTACAGCTCCTCTTATTGTTTGTGTTGCTCCTACTACTAGGCCAGCTGCTGATATTCCCGTACCTATAGCATGAACTCAGTCAGAACCAATATCGGCATATGATGTTGCGACATTAGCCAATTGTAATCCGGCAGATGCTGCACATAATGATATTCCAGCATTCCTTACTCTTCTTGCTTTTTGTCTAGACATTACTTTTTCAGAGCTTTCATTACCACTTCTATGCGAATGATCATTTACAACACCGTCTCCGTCGCCGTCACCAGAAATAAACTGACCAGTAGAAGATGAGTGGTTTTTGTTGAAATGAATTAAATAATTAGGATACTGTTTACTCATGTTTTGCCCCCTTATGTGTTGTATTTTAATACTTGATCTACCATATCTCTACCGACTAGTATAAATGGATTATAATTAGAATTAGCAATATTAGATCTTTCTCTAGAAAATAATTCATATATTTCATCTTGTTTTCTTGATTCAGTTAGGGTCTTATCGACTATCTGTTTAAATTTTTCATCAGTAGCATATGCTAATTGAGTATCAGTTTTATAGGCTCCAGGATCTTTACTCAAAAACTTATTCTTTTTTAAATACTTATATTGTTCATTTGCTGCTGCAACGGTTCTTTTAGTTTGTTCATCATATTGTTTTTTTAATGATATTAATTTGCCAAACTTTTTATTTCCTTTTTCAGTCAAAGAACCATCTGCATTCTGATATTTATTTGGTTTTACTCGATTCTTATGATCATTAATCACACCATCTCCATCGCCGTCACCAGAAATGAACTGTCCAGTAGATGATGAGTGGTTTTTATTGAAGTGAATTAAATAATCAGGATAAAACATTGTTACTTCGATCCTTTCCATGTTGAATAAGCTATTAGTCCCGTTCCAACAATACCAACTACTGTAGATGCTATCGGAAGTGCTGTTTCGACAAATTTCTTGCCTTTACTTTCCTGAGGTGTATTAAAATACCTGTTATACTCCTGTTCCATTCTTTCTCTATTGAGAACCTGTCGTAGTTCATCGTCTGACATTTTAGAAAGATCTAGTCTCGGATTCTTCTTATTAAAAGCTGGGGAATTACTGATATTTTTAGAAGCTTTTCCCAACCCCTCGCTTACTACTTTAGACGCCATACCAGCTCTCTTAGCCGAATCAGGAGAAAATGTGAACTGACCTGTTTTAGGATCATGATAAATATTTCCGCCAGTACCACCTTTTATTTTAGATACCTGAACAGCAATATGAGATAGGTACGGGCCATTATTTATTGCTTTGTATGTGCTCATTCGTTATTCCTCCTTTTTTGGATCGACCACCACATTAATTCGCCATACTAATTCGTCTAGAACTTTATTAAAAGCATCACTTAACGGACCAGTATTCGGTGGATCGAATAATTGCTTGGTTTTCTTAGAGACATATGATTTAACCATCTCTAATCTTGGATCATCTGGAATAAAATCGTCCCATTCAGCAGTGTTATCGCTGATAGAAAACCCGGACGCTGGTCCAACACCAAGCTGAGTAAGAATCGATAATGCAGTGTTAATATCCATAATAATGTCTGGATCGAAGTGTGTATAATCAGGCATAATTCCTAAATCTTTTTTTACACTATCTAATATACTAGCTTTGTTAACTGTCTGTTCATCAGCCATAACATTGCCTCCTTATTT